TTAGCACAGAAAATTATTTCCAATACGAAGTTGATCTTATAGAGGTACTGTAATGACAAGATCATTAAGTGCTGGTGTCATAGCAGAAATAGCCACAAATAAACTTAATCCAGTTGAACTTGTTTATCTAGGAATAGGCACAGGAACTTATTACACAGATCATTATAAAGATATTTCTTTTGACGGAAATACTTACACAGCTTCATCTTTATTCTTAGGAAGTTCAGAAATTCAAGAAACAGTAGATGTATCAGTAAACACATTAAGTCTTAAATTCTCAGGTGCAGATACAACAATAATTTCTTTGTTGCTTAACAATAACTACATGAACAAACCTGCAAAAGTTTATAGAGGTTTCTTAAATGATAGTCAGGCATTAATAGCTGACCCATTTCTTTTGTTTGATGGAAGAATATCTAGTTTTACATTAGAGGAAAACGCAACCACTTCATCTGTTAATATTATTATATCTTCACATTGGGCAGATTTTGAAAAAACTTCAGGAAGAAGGACTGCTGAGAACTCTCAAAAACTTTATTTTCCAAATGACAAAGGAATGGAGTTTGCAAGTCAAACAGCTAAAAAAATTAAATGGGGTTCAGCTTAATGAATGATTTATATAGAACAATACATTTATATAGACAGTTTCCCAAATTTGACAAATACACTTATTCAGATTTAGTTAAAATGATAACTCCATCTTTAAATTTAGATCAATACCAAATTCATAGAGTAGGAAATCAAGATGTAGGATTTACTAACTGGGCATTTCTTAGTGATAATGTTGAAGAAAGATTTAAACTTACTGGAAAATTAAAAGTTAATGAATGGAATTGTGGAAATAATGTTTGGCACATTGAAACAGTTGCTAAAAGCCATTTAAGAGAGATTATGAAATGGACTAAAGAATATTTTAGAGACAAGCTAGAAATAAACCAACCTATTAAATGGTTAAGAATAAAAGATCATAATATTTATAGAAGATCAGAAAAATATAAAAGAGAGTTTCATATTCACTCATGACAAATTATTTTAATTCAATATCTGAAATAGCAAATAGGATTTTTAATAATCTTATTAATGGAACTAATATTGAATTAAACATTTCTGGCTTTGACCCAATAACTGCTGCGATTATTCAATTCGTAATAGTAACTGCTGTTAGTTATATTATTGCACCAAAACCCAAAGCACCAAGATTTAACGCATCAGACGAAGTTAAAGGTGTTACAGTAAGTAAAGATTCTAATAATAATCCTATTCCAGTTGTTTACGGAAAAAGACAAGTAGGATTAACTAGAGTATTTGTTGAAAGTTCTGGTGCTGATAATCAATATCTTTATGTAGCAGGAGTATTGTGCGAGGGTGGTGGTTCAGGCATAACTGCAATAGATGAAGTTTATGTAGATGATAAATTAGTAACCTTTGATGGTGCATTAACTGATGGAACATTAAGAGCAGTAAGCAGTTCAGATACCAACTATTATAAAGGTGGAGAATCTTTAATATCTATTCAAGGATTTTTTGGATTAGATAATCAATCAGCTTCTTCTTTACTTGATGAAACAACTAATTGGACATCAAATCATAAACTATCTGGTCTTGCTTATGTTGCTTTAAGGTTTAAGTGGAATCAAGATGCTTACAATGGATTACCTGAAGTTAGAGTAACAGTTAGAGGTAAAAAGATTTATGACCCAAGATTAGACACAACTAAAGGTGGTTCTGGTTCTCACAGACAAGATGACCCAACTACTTGGGCTTATTCTGCAAACTCATCATTAGTTCTTTTAGATTATTTAAGAAATACTAGATATGGAAAAGGATTACCTAATGATGCTTTTGAAACTAATTACGAAACATTTAAAACTAGTGCAAATACTTGTGATACACAAGTTACACCTTATTCTGGTGCAACATCAGATATAAACTTATTTGAAACAAACGCAGTATTAGATACTGAAAAGAAATTAATAGAGAATGTAAGAGAACTCTTAATTCCTATGAGAGCAATTTTTAATTATACACAAGGTAAATACAAAATTATTATTGAAGGTTCAGGTGCATCACAATTACTATTAACTAAAGATAATGTTGTTAGCGAAGTTAAAATACAAGGAGAAAGTAAATCAGAAAAATACAATCGTGTAATAGGAACATATACTAACCCAGAAAAAGATTATCAATCAGATACAGTTTCATATCCACCATTTGATGATGCACACTTAGCACTAGGAGATAGACACGCAACTATGCTTACTGAAGATAATGAAACTTTATTAGAGAGAAGTTTTGATATGATACAAGTAACTTCTCCGTATCAAGCTGAAGAAATTTGCGAGAACATATTAAAGAGATCAAGAAACAATATAAAAGCAGAAGTTACTGCAACTGCTGAAGCACTTAACTTATCTATTGGCGATATAGTAACAGCGACTTATGACACAGCAGGTTTTAGTGCAAAACCATTTAGAGTTATGTCATTATCTATTAATGCTGATAGCACAGTTAATTTAGGATTAGAGGAACATCAAGACGAGTTTTATGATTACGAAAATAAATTAGAAGCACCTGCTATTGCTGATACTGTACTTCCAAATCCTTTTTCTGTTACTGCACCAGTTTCAGTAACTCTTGACGACCAATTAATAGAATACTCAGATGGAGTTGTTATTACTGCTCTTGATGTAACGATTGGTGCTTCATTAGATAACTTTGTAGATTACTACCAAGTTGAATACAAACTAAGCACAGATACCGATTACATTATTCATGGACAAGGAACAGGACTAACTCAAAGAATATTAAATGTTAAAGATGGATTCTTATATAATGTAAGAGTTAAAGCTGTAAATACATTAGGAGTTTCTTCTACATATACTTCTGCATCAAGAACTATTGTAGGTGGATTATTACCACCTGCTGATGTTGAAGATTTTTCTTGTAATATTATTGGTCGTGATGCTCACTTGTCTTGGACACAAATATCAGATTTAGATTTAGCTTATTATCAAATTAGATTTTCTTCTTTAACAACTGGTGCTGAATGGTTAAACTCTATTTCTTTAGTTGAAAAAGTTGCAAGACCAGCTACTTCACTAACTACTGTGGCAAGGGTAGGCAGTTATTTAATTAAAGCATTTGATAAGAACGGAAACGCATCTAACAATGCAACAATTATAGCAACTAACATTTTAGAAATAGGTAATTTTAATGCTGTTGTAACACAAACTGAATCTCCTACATTCTCAGGAACTAAAACTAATGTCTATGTTGAAAGTGGTGCTTTAAGATTAGATTCAACTGAGTCTTTTGATTCTGCTGTTGGAAACTTTGATTCTGCTACTGCCTTCTTTGATGCTGGTGTAACTACTTATGATTTATCTCCTACTGGTTCTTATTTGTTTGCTTCTCCTATTGACATAGGTGGAAGTTACACAGTTCGTGTAACTGCTTCTCTTACACAAAGTGTTGATAATATAGATAATCTTTTTGATAGTGCTTCTGGTAACTTTGATGATGGTGCTTCTAACTTTGATGGAGATTCTCCTGCTAACTGTAATGCTCATTTAGAAATTGCTTTATCACCTGACAATATAACTTATACTTCATTTAGAAATTTTGTAGTCGGCGATTATACTTCAAGATATTTTAAGTTCAGATTAGTAATGAGTTCTTTTGATTTAGCTTCTACTCCAGTTGTATCTGCTTTAAGTGTAACTATTGATGTTGAAGATACTATTCAAAATGGAAATGATTTAACAAGTGGAACTGGGACTTATACAGTAGTGTTTACAAGACCATTCTATTCTGTTAATTATGCTGTTGGAATTACTAATCAAGGAATGGCTACTGGTGATTTTTATACCTTAAATAACAAAACTATAAATGGTTTTGATATTGCCTTTAAGAATAGTGGTGGAACTGGAGTAAGTAGAACTTTTGATTATATTGCAAAAGGATTTTAAATAAGATATTAGATAGATTATGGCACAACACGATTTTAACATAGCTAACCAGTCGTTCCCTTCTTTTAGAACTGACTTAAACAATGCTCTATCAGCTATTAACACTTCTCAATCAGGAACATCTAGACCAAGTGGTGCTGTTGCTGGTACAATTTGGCTTGATACGACATCAGCAACAACTCCAACTTTAAAATATTATGATGGTGCTGATGACATCTCTTTAGCAACACTTGACCATTCTGCTAATACTGTAAATTGGTTAGACTCAACTGTGTCCATAACTGGACTCTCTACTACTGCTACTGGAACAGTTTTAACACTTTCAGATTCAGCTTCTACATCTACTGTTAATTTAATTATTGATAATCAAAAAGAAATTCGTTTTCGTGAAACAACTGCTAACGGAACAAACTATGTAGCATTAAAAGCACCTGCTAGTGTAAGTGCTGACTTAACTTTTACTTTACCTGCAACTGATGGAACTGCTGGACAATTTTTAAAAACTGATGGTGCTGGTTCGTTATCTTTTGCTACTGTATCTAGTGCTGGTGCATTTAAAAATATTATTATTAATGGTGATATGCAAATTGCACAAAGAAGTACAAGTGTAGCTTCTATAACTACTTCAGGTTATAATACAGTTGATAGATTTAGAACAGCAATTACTACTTTAGGAACTTGGACACAATCTCAATCAACTGATGTTCCTTCAGGATATGGTTTTGCAAGTTCATTAAAAATGGATTGTACTACTGCAGATGCTTCTCCTGCCGCTAGTGATGTTCTTTTTCTTCAACAAAGATTTGAGGGACAAAATTTACAATATTTAAAAAAAGGAACTGCTAATGCTCAATCTTTAACTTTATCGTTTTGGGTTAAATCTACTAAGACTGGAACTTTTATTGTTGAACTTTTAGACCAAGACAATTCAAGACACATAGCTAAATCTTATACTGTAAGTGTATCTAACACATGGGAATTTAAAACAATAACTTTTGCTGGTGATACAACTGGTGCATTTACAAATGATAATGGTGTTAGTTTAGATATTAACTTTTGGTTAGGTGCTGGAACAGATGCTACATCAGGAACTTTACCAACTTCTTGGGGTTCACTTGTAACTGCAAATAGAGCTGTTGGACAAGTCAATATTGCAGACAGTACATCAAACGATTGGTTAATTACTGGAATTCAATTAGAAGCTGGAACAAGTGCTACTGATTTTGAGTTCTTACCTATTGATGTTAGCTTAGGTAGATGTTTGAGGTATTGCGAAGTTTATGAGGGTAGCACTGAGGGTCGTTCAATTCCACAAGGCATAGCACAATCTGATACAAACAATAGAGGAGAAACTATAATTCACTACACAAGAAAAAGAGAAAATCCAACTATTAGTGTTAATACATTAGCTAATTTAAGAATTAACACAATGGCAAGTACAACTCTAACACCAACAACTTTTGATACTTTTAATGGTAGTAGTTTATATGCTTGTAATATTTTTTGTAATGTTGCTTCTGGTATCACAAATGCTACTGTATCTGGTATTGTTTATTTATATATTAGTGACTCAGCTAAAATAACAATAAGTGCAGAATTATGATTTATAAATTAAACCCAATAATTAGAAACAATACAGAAATGAAAGCTGTAACTAGATTTAATGATGATGGTTCAATTTCTTGTATTCCAGTAAATTTAAAAAATTCTGATTATCAAGAATACTTAAAATGGCTTGAAGCAGGAAACACTCCTTTACCAGCAGACGAAATTAGCGAATAATCTTATTCATTAGGTGGGTTATCAATTACTTCACCACCTTCAGCAATCCACTTTTGTATTGACTGGTAATCTGTGTTAGCTGTGTCTAGGGGTACTGACCAAACTGTACCATCATCTAAAGTCATTTTGTAACCATTAAATTCATTTTGTAAATTATATGTTTTTTCTACTATCATAATTATAATTCGGCATTTATAGTTGAAAATACACCAGAACCAAAATCAAAATGTCCACCATGTCCAGCAGTTGCTGATGATGTAGTAGTTAATATATTTG